TAAGGTGGAGATTGCGTGGGACAGCAGTATAGCTGCATGGTCCGTTGCGGGGAAGCTAGATAAATCCGATAGAGTAGAGGTCACATATCGCAATCACGTCATACAGCTAATACACCAAGGAGCTTGTGAAGTCATCGGTAATATCTACGAAAATCCTGAGCTTCTCGCCCCTAACATAAAGAAAGGTTGAATATGAAGTGGTTTTGTAGACACGATTGGACTGACTGGACGGCATCTACTTGGTTGCACACCAGTTTTATAGGCAATCAACCAGAAACATTAAATGTTAAAGGGGTTGTTAGGGGGTGTAGGAAGTGCGGAAAATTGGAAGAACGTGCAGGCGAACTTTGGAGAGGTTGGTTGCTGCCCACTACTAAAAAAGAAAAGGAGAGTAGATAAACGGTATGGTTTACTTTCACGGGAGGGCGTTTTGTTTGCTGCATGGGTACGATAAGGAATGTGCATCTTTTAGTAAGCGTCAGGTTGAGCAATCTTTACGGCGTCTTCGGCTGAACGAAAATTGCAACCATCGCCGCAAGAAAATTATAACGTATCGAGTAGGTGGCTTTTTTAACGGTGACGTTCCTGTACAATTTAATAGTGTGTTAGCTGACGTACAAATTAAAAAGTACGAGGATATGACATTTGGGCCATGATAAAACTTGAGCAAACACCACCCCTAGAGGCAGTCGTGGCTATGCTTGAGTACACCGAAGCCAAGATAGCCGTAGAGCAAAACCCACTGGCGATTCACCTTCTAGAACACCACTGGAGGACATATAACAAGATGGCAGACGTAATACTGGACAATGTGCTAGAACATGGCTAAGCCCATACATTGCCGGAAGTGTGGAAGCGACCGCCACTATCAAGCCTTTTGCCCACTAAATCGGAAACCGTTGCCGCGCTCAACGAAACCTCTTAAAGCAGGAAAGCATACGCATAAAGACCGACGGGAGAATAAAAAGTTTCGAGACTCCAGATTAAACCATGAAGGGTATCTTGTCTGCGACTGTTGTGGCTCATGGTATGGTAGTGACGCTGACCATGTTGAAAGCAAGGGAGCTAATCCGGACAAGCGCTATACAGGCAAAAAACAGATATTGTGCCGCCCGTGCCACGGTAACAAAACAAATAACCGTCAATGCACTCACAATACTATTGACAAATAACGCACACTTTGCTATAATATACACATAGTCAGGAATGGCTATAAGACCCTCAGGCAGTGTCGGTAAACCTTCTCAAAGCGATTACCACCACCATGAATAAGGGTCTTTTTTTATGGCATAAGTGGTATACTAGGTATATGGCAGATACTGAGCAGCGTATTTTAGAGCAAATGAGTGGGCTAACCGGAACAAGTCAATCGGTTCTCACGCGCTCTTTAGGCTTCAGTGAGAACCAGCTTTCCCCTCAGGAGGCCCTTAACGTCGCTGCTGGTCGTAATCCGGGCGCGCTTACAACCGAAGAAGCATTACGAACAAATATCACGTCCGCTGGCATAAGTCTTAATAGCACTTACCGATACACTGAACAAGAATTATTAGATGCTGCTAGAGCAGGAGGATTGGTAGCCAACCAGCTCGGAGGCTTTTCCCCAATTACTATTACAAAAATGGCAGATGTTGGTAATACGACCGACGCCTCATCGTATGCCTTTCCTTCCGTTAGCTTTGCCGCTAACAAACTTTATATTGCTGCTGTATCAAGCTATCTCGCAGCCACTAACGTCCCGACAATGTCGAGCGCTACCCTCACATGGACAGCAATAACCAACCAGACGATTATCCTAGGCGGTCAACGCACTACTCTCTTCCGTGCTATGCCAAGCTCACCAGTAAGTGAAGTTGCTACAGCAGATTGGGCGGGTCAAGTTCAAAATGCTTTTGTTGGTGCCATTTTCCAGTTCGATAACGTTCTTACTACCGGTACAAACGGAGCAGACGCTATTGGTACCTTCGCAAGCGGTACGGCTATATCGGGGTCAACATCAGTCACTCAGTCCCTCTCGGCTTTAACTAATAACAAGAGCGCAGTATTCGCAACTAACATATTACGACTTAACCAAAGCCAGACGGTAAGCGATACGTTCACTGAAATGTCAGATACTGGTGTAGGGAGTCCAAACTTCGCAATGGCTACAGCCTTCAAAGCCTTCCCCGCTTCGTCAGTCACATTCAACTGGACGACATCAGAATTTCCAGGGATTATAGCAGTAGAGATTAAACACGCATAAGCATTTATGGTATACTAGGAGCATTATGGCGGGCAGACCAATGAAGTTTACAACCCCCGAAGAGCTACAGGAAAAGGTAGATGCTTACTTTAACCAATGCGATGAAACAAAAGAACCATACACAATAACAGGCCTTGCTCTTGCTCTTGACACAACGAGAGAAACATTGCTTGACTATGAAGGCAAGGACGTATATTCTGACACTATAAAAAAAGCAAAGCAGCGATGCCATAACTACGCAGAGAAATACCTATACACTGGCAAGAACGTAACAGGGGCAATCTTTAACCTGAAGAATAATTATGGTTGGAAAGACAAGACTGAGCAGGACTTAAACGTTAAGGAACTTCCCCAACCAATATTAGGCGGTACAAGTGTACATACAGACAACAGCACTCAAGAAGCTGCTGGCTCTCAAGAAACGAATTAGAGGGGTACAGGGCGGTACTAGCGCAAGCAAGACTATATCCATCTTGCAGATTCTTATTGATAAGTCACAGTCGTATAGAGGCAATGACATAACCAGCGTAACAAGTGAGAGTATGCCGCACTTAAAGCGTGGTGCTATGCGTGACTTCTTAAACATCATGGAGCAGCACGGCTACTTCAAAGAGGATAGTTGGAACAGGACTGACTACATCTACACGTTTGAGTCAGGCAACAAGATAGAGTTTTTTAGTCTTGATATGCCCCACAAGGTGCGTGGGCCTCGTCGTAAGCGGCTGTTTATTAACGAAGCAAACAACATTCCACGTGAAACGTTTGACCAGTTGGAAGTGCGTACAGAAGAGGAGATATGGTTGGACTGGAACCCAACAGCTCCCTTCTGGTTTCACGAAGACCTGCAACAACGTGAGGACGTAGATAGTATTATCCTCACCTACTTAGACAACGAAGGATTACCAGAATCTATTGTGAAGTCCATTGAGGCACGTAAGGTAAACCGTAACTGGTGGCGTGTATACGGCGAAGGACAGTTAGGTGAAGTTGAGGGTCGTATCTACACAGGCTGGAAGCTAGACCTCGAAACAATCCCACATGAGGCACGCTTAGAGCGTCGTGGCTTGGACTTTGGGTACTCAGCTGACCCTGCGGCTCTTGTTGACGTGTATTACATGGATAACGGCTATATATTGGACGAACGACTGTACCAAACGGGTATGCGTAACTCAGAGATTTCAAGCCTTGTGAAGAACCTAGAGCAACCACAGACGTTAATCATTGCTGATAGTGCCGAGCCGAAGAGTATTGATGACCTGAAGATGTATGGGCTAAACGTATTACCAGCTGTTAAAGGCCAAGGCTCTGTGAACCAGGGCATTAACTACGTCCAAGAGAAGCGCATTTGGGTCACGAAGCGTAGTGTTAATCTTATCAAGGAGTACCGCACCTACATGTGGAAGTTTGATAAGGACGGCAGGCAGCTGAGTATACCTGAAGACGTCAACAACCACGCCATGGACGCACTGCGTTATGCTATTCAGTCATTGAACGTCAAAACAGACGTCCCAGTCTATAAGCCAAGGCAGATGCTCCAACGAAAGTATGGACACTAACCGTTTATGTTATATACTTAAGGATAAGGCGGATATAAGGTAACAATTTGGTGGCTAAAGCAGCAAAGAGCGACGATACACTACAGAAAGTTCTCAAAGACTTTAACTCATCGTGGGAATATACCCAAGGCTCTTGGCACCAGCGATGGCAAGACAACTATTCGTTGTACAACAACAACCGAGTGAATGAAGCCTATAAGGGCATCACCAATACCTTTGTCCCTATGACGTTCTCAACCATTGAGACGCTTACTTCAGCACTATTCGGCACTAAGCCTAAGTTCAACTACCTAGCGCCTAGTGACCAACCTGACCAGAAGACGGACATTCTAAACGCATTACTTGATTTCTACTGGGACAAAGACCAGTGGAGCATTAAGGTTATAAACTGGGGTCGCACAATGTTGCAGCTCGGTACGGGCATTGTGTACTTGTACTGGGAGAACGACCACCCATGCATGATTAACGTACCAATCCGTGACTTCTTCTTTGACCCTACCTGCACAACCCTGGAGAATGCACGCTTTACGGGACGTCGTTACTTGACGACCAAAGAAGAGCTTGAAGCCTTCGAGATTGTAGACTTGGATGCGACACCTGATGAGCAGGGCAACTACCCAATGAAGAAGAAGTACTCGAACTTGAATAACATCAAGGCTGGCCCACAGGGCGACCCTACTGACAAACAAGAAAAGGATATGTGGTACGGCTCAACGGTAAATACGCCAGAGAATAACCAGATTGAAGTGCTGGAATACTGGACAAATGACCGTGTTATATCTGTAGCAAACCGCTCGACAGTCATTGAAGACAGCGAGAACTACTACCTGTCCAAAGCTAAGGCTAATGGCGCTGAATACCCAGAGGGCTTAATGCCATTTGCAGCCCTGCGTGATTACGTTGACGAGTCACTCTTCTTGGCTAAGGGTGAGATAGACTTCATTGCTGAGGAACAAGAGCTGCTTAACGACCTGACTAACCAGAACATTGACAGTATTACCTACGCTCTTAATCAAATGTATACACTTGACCCTAAATACGCACACATGATTCAGGAGATTGAGAACCTGCCTGGTGCAGTGTACCCAGTAGAGGCAGGTATGCTAAACCCTATCCCAATGGGTAACGTGCCACAAGATGCCTTTAACGAACGCTTGAACATTAAGACCGAGATTAGGGAAACAACGGCTAGCAACGAAGTAGTGCGAGGGGTCAGCTCTGATACCCAGGCCACGGCAACTGAGATTAACGCACAGATAGCCGGAGCCGGACAACGCATTAACCTGAAGATTACACAGATAGAGAACGAAGGATTCCACCGTCTTGCACGCATCGTACTGGATATGGTGAAGCTCTATGTCACGGAACCTATGATGGTGCGTATTATTGGCGAAGACGGCGCACGCTGGGAAGAGTTTGACCCATCCGAGTTTCAAGGTGACTACGAACCACGAGTACTACTCGACATTAACGTTCAAGGCAAGAAAGACCAACGAAGCGAACAGGCTAAAGAGATGCTTGGTGCATTCATGGGCGACCCAGACATTAACCAGCAAGAGCTGAAGAAGCTCGTACTAGCTCGTTCATTTGACTTAGACCCTGATGAAGTAGAGATGCTGCTGCAACCTATGGCACCCCCTGAGATGGCTGAAATGGAAGAGGGCATGATGCCTGAAGAGATGCCAGTAGAAGAAGCGTCTGGCATGCCAATGGATGAGTTACTCACAGCTCCTGAACCTGCACCTGTAGCGCCAGCGGAGCCACCAATGACTGACGCGTTTATTGACCCTATGTCCGGCGAACTTATCCCAATGGCTATGGCTAACGAGCCGACTGTTGACGAGTTAATCGCCTTACAAGACGAAGGAATCATATCGTGAAAGCACCTAACGACTTAGACCGTGCGTATGCTGCCTTCTTTGACAAGAACGAAGGTGGTCAGTATATGTTTGCATGGATTACTGAACAGATTGAATCAGAACACCAGAAAGCTGAGAGCAACCCAGAATTATCCCGAGACCACACCCAACGAGCCAAGGGTTTCCGAGAAGTGTTGGAGCATATAACAAGCGTGAAAGGAGGCCTATCAGGTCGTCAGCGTTAAGGAACGGGTAGTGAGATTAATCTCAATAATTAACATCCGCCTATGATGTTTTTACTACCCGCTCCTTTGGGCGGATGACTAAAAGGAAGGTTACGATGGACGAAAGTACCACAACCGAAGCTACTGTCGCAGAAGGCGGTTCAGAGCAGACTATCCAGGGCGTTGCAGTCAACGACCAGGGACAGGCTGTAGAACCACAACCGGAAGCTACAGAACAGGCAGAGGCGGCAGAAGCCACCGAACAAACCACAACCGAGGACCAGCAGGTCGAGACTAAGCCGTCTGAGGACGATGAACTTAGTACTTGGGCTGAGAAGAAAGGTCTGGAGTTGGACAGCGATAACGCTAGAAAAGCGGCTAAAATGGCAAGGGAAGCTGAGCGTGCTATGCACCAGAAAGCCCAACGTGCCAGCGAGTTAGAAAAGTCTATTGAGACACGTTCTGACGAAGTAGCTGAACAAATAGCATTAAATACAGGCCAAGACCCTGAATTGCTCAAGCGGTTGCAACGAGTAGAGATTAAGGAAGCCATCCGTGACTTCTGGAATACTCCCACTGCAAGCGGTGAGCTACCAGACAAGTCGCTAGAGCCTGCAATGTCTAAACTGGTTATGGAACGACCATACTTAGCTGGTGACTTAGAGTCACTACACGCTATTGCGATGGTGCAATCAGGGAAGATAAACGCTGTTAAGTCACAAGGAGGACAGGAAGCCCTGAAGTCCTTAGCCCAAAATCAACAAGCCGCTGTGCCACGAGGTAACGCTGTTAATCCTTCGGGAACAAATAGCGTTGGTAAGATTACACCTCAGAATGTTGACCAGGTAGTAGCAGGTATGACCGCCGAGGAATATGCCAAACGACTGCCCGAAATCAACGCTGCATTAGCTGGCTAGTTGTCCTATAACTTAACAACTGGAGAACCAAATTATGGTAACTGGCCTTTACGGTTCAGGTAACATTAACATCGGTGCAACCGCTGCTAACGTGTTCCGTCCTAACATTTGGTCAAAAGAAGTCCTCATGTTCGTTAAATCGAACTTGGTGTTGCTTCCGCTGATTAAACACTACGACGCAGACGTTAAAGGTGGTGGTCAGACATTGGAAATTCCAAACGTCTCAGCCATTACTGCGAACTTAAAATCGCAAAACACCGTCGTTACTTTGAACTACAACACTGAAACGAAAACAACTATCACCTTGAACAAGCACTACGAAAGCTCGTTCATCGTGGAAGACCTAGTCAAAGTACAAAGTGTCTATGACACACGCTCTGACTATACAAAAGCAGCAGCATACGCTATCTCTGAAAAGATTGATACCAACATTGCTACTGACATGACAACTGCATGGAAGACCGCAGGACAAGCTTACGGTGCATACGGCACAGCATTGAATGACAACCTCATTCTTACTGTTAACCGTTACCTAAGCGACAACAAAGCTCCTCGTACTGACCGAAGTATCGTCGTTAACCCTAAGGGTGAAGCAGAAATGCTCGCGATTGATAAATACGTCCGTTACGACGCTTTGGGTCAACCAGCAGGTGACATCCCTATTAAGACGGGTAAAATTGGACAAATCTACGGCGCTGAAGTCTATGTAAGCCAGAACTTGGTCTTCCTTGACACCGTCACAGATGAGTACAACTCACTCTTCTTCCACAAAGAAGCATGGGCTATCGCATTGCAGATGGAACCACGTACACAAGCTCAATACAAACAGGAATACCTGGGTTGGCTTGTTACTGTGGACGTTCTGTACGGCACAGCACAACTTCGCTCTAACTTCGGTTACGTCCTTAAACACTAGGAAACGACCACTGTTAGTCAAATTAGAGGCTTTTCAGCCTCTTTTTTGTTAGATATGTTACAGCTCGCTTGCAGTTAAAAGCGCATACTAAGGGAGTCATTAATCAAAGGAGACAACATGACGACATTCAAACACCCATTCGGTGAACCAGACCAAGTACAGAAAGCAGATGACAATAAGACCCCTGAACAGAAGAAATTTGAAGCCAAAACTGGCAAAGACGCTGACAACGCAGTAGGCGACACAACTAAATCTACTGGCACTAAACGAGCCAAGAAAGAAGAAAGCAATGAAGACACCGGAGCAAATCCAGCACCTAAAGGCGTGGATAAAGAAGCGTGGGCAGCAGCTGAGCAAGCGGTAATCAACCAAACTGGTGGCTTTGCCGGTCAGACCCCAGAAGGACGACAAGCTCAGATTCAACGTCACTACGATTCAATCGAGGCTAGCAATAAGCAGACTCGTGCCTGGGAAGGCAAGGAAGATAAATAATGGCTACTATTGAACAATCTGAGAACGATACGCCTAAAACTGTAGAAGACAAAGTACGCGCTCTTCCAGCAAACCAAGGTAAGAACGAGAGCGAAATGTGGAAACTCATTGACGCTGAAGTCGCTGAAAGCCGTAAAGCAGGTAAGCTTCGCGATACAGAAGCCTACAACCCTCAAGACAAGCATAGGAACTAAGGAGAAAACTATGGGTAAAATGAAAGATTTTGGCAAGAAGAACAAAGGTGGCAAGCTTGACTTACCAACACAACTGAAAACACCAAAGAGTGCCACGAAGCGCCTCAAGCGCAAAACCCCCGAACAGAATTAGGCCACACTCCCCCTTGACAAACGAGGGGGAATTGTGTATACTATTGGCATGATTGCATTAACGCTGCTAGTAACAATATTACTGATGATATTCGTATCTCCGTGGTTTGTGCTACTACCATTTGTACTGCTTGCGATAGACGCCAGTTAGGTGTGGTTTTCACAACTGTAGCCTTTTTTAGTACAACTCTCGTTTTGTTTATGCTAATATGCTCTTGTAATTAAACGAGGGTAAATATGGCAACTTCTCCACTAAGCGTATATCAACGAGTATTTAAGGAGGCTGGTGTTGGGAGCGAACAAGACGTCGACCCTGTCGCTAAGTCCGCTTACTTAACCGACCAAATCTCCCAGCAAAAGCAAATTCTAAACCGTTTACTGTTCGACCGTGCTACTAGCGTGTACCACCAAGAGCAAGCTAAAGATGACGTTTCTAAGAACGCACATCGGCAGAAGTCTGATGGCTACCAGAACGATATTACCCAAATTCTCTCAGCCTTGAAGTTTAACCAACAGCTGCTTGAAGAACTGCGGGACAAGCACCCCGTCCTTCGCCCAGAGGCATAGTGTGGATAAACTCGCTGTAGTACTACCCAGTAGGGGCCTAATGTTCTCTGAGACCTTAGAGGAGCTTCTGAGCGAGCTTGAGGGCTTTAACTACGAAATATACTGGTCACACGGGAAAAGCCTTCCTGAGTGCTTTAACGACCCCACAGAGCGTGCTTTGAAAGACCCTGAGGTTTTTGCAGTACTCTTCTGTGAAGACGATATGATTATCCCCAAGGGTGCATTAAAGGCCATGTTCGCTACGCAGTACCCAGTAACAGCGTTAGACTACCCATTCCAACAACAAGGCGATTCTACCTGTCTTCATGACCCGCATGGCATGGCGTTTTGGACAGGCACAGGCTTCTTGTTAGTAGCCAAAGCAGTCTTAGAGCAGATGGAGAAGCCTATTTGGCGCACTGATACTACGTTTGACCCTTTTATCGACAAAGATACTATCCACTTCTGGCCGCGAAAGCTGGATAAGGTGTACTACGGCCTGCATGACTTACGGTTTGGGCTACTGCTCTACAGTGCAGGACTACCTATTAAGCCAATGGGCTTTACCGCAGGGCAACGCAAACTCAAGCAGCTCGGGGAGCCACACACCAACGACGGCGCACACGAGATTGAACGCCTGACTAACGTTGGAAGGGACTTAGTAAGTGGTCTTATCACCCCTGAGAACGCTGATATGTTCCGAGGAGCGCTGAACCGAGTGAAAAAGGTAAAGATTTGGGAGGATATACCGCCATTTATCTCTTACACAGAGGATATGCAGCCGTACTTGAATGATGGACGCAACTTCGAGGTAGTACGATGAGGGACCTTTTACTAATATTTATACTTATGCTGCCTTTATTTGTGTTTGCTGCCTTATTGATGTGTATTCTTTACTGGATTGCCTCGCTATGAAAGTCGGTGTTATTCTCCCATCTCGTGGCCTAATCTTCAGCAAGACAGCTGACGAAATACTACAGAACCTAAAGGGTATACCCCATAAGATATTCTTTTCCCACGGTCGCCCGATACCTATGTGCTTTGAGTTTCCGACCAAACAAGCATTAGCCGACGAGGACGTCACACACCTTTGGTTTATAGAAGACGACATGATACTGCATCCTACCATCCTAAAGCGCATGCTCGACAAGGATTTAGCAGTTGTAACAGCAGACTATCCTATTACCCCCACTGGGCGTGGTTCAGTGTTCAAGGTTGGGACAGAAGTAATCTTCTGTGGAACGGGGTGTATGTTGGTGAAGAGGCAAGTATTTGATGTATTAGAAGCGCCTTACTTCCGTACTGATATGCGGTGGAGTATTAAGAACTACGGTGAGTCTCTGAAAATGAGCCGCAGCAATATGGACGGAGTAGACGGATATGGGTTACATGATATTAACTTTTGTATGAGCTTATACGCACATAACATACCGATTCATGTAGTCAGCACTAAGCTTGGGCAGCGTAAGTTAGTTGCGTTGGGTGAAGCTGGTACCAACGAAGGAGCGCATAATATCGAGGAATGGAAGAAGGTTGAACGCAACCAACGGCTTAACGAATTGAAGAAACTTCCTGTTATGCCCACTGGGGAGCTAATAACCGTTAAGGGGAAAGAGGGGGAAATTCTAGTGAGTAAGACCCACGCTAAACGGTTGATTAAGGCTGGACTTGCACAACCTGTGCCTAAGCGTAAATTCGTAGTCGATTGGGGGCTAAACGATGAAGTTACTGATTAATCTTATTACCTATAACCGGCTGGAGTATACCAAGCGTACACTCCGTGAGCTATGGCGTACGATTGAGGTGCCGTATTACCTGATTATCGTAGACAACAACTCAGATGACGGTACCAAGGAACATATCCGCAACTTAAAGAAGCGGGGACGAATAGACGATTATGTACTCAACCCTGATAACTACTACCCAGGAAAAGCCTGCAATATTGGTTGGGGTAAGGGGCTAGAATCCTATTCAGACGCAACACATCTTATGCGGCTCGACAACGATATGCATTTTGAAAAGGGCTGGGACATTGCCGCTGAAGAGTATTTCGCTAAGATACCCGAATTAGGGCAGCTTGGTTTGGACGGCGAGGCTATTGAACACCCAAAGGCTGCATTACACGTTATGGAACTGAACGGAAAGCGTCTTAACCCGTGGCCTGGATGTGTCGGTGGCCCGAATATCATACGTCGCAAAATATGGGACATGGGACTACGCTACCCAGAGTATCGCTGGAACGACGGTCGCAATTCTAAACTCCAGGAAGATTCAGGTTTTAGCAGACTCATTAAAGATAGTGGTTACCTAGTGGGCCACATGACGGAAAACTTATCACGCACCTTTGCCAACATGGAAAACTGGAAGGACTACCCCGAGTACTACCAGAAAACCATGAAGGACAGGGGCTATGACGAAGAATTAAAGAAAGCAGGGTTATGATGTCGAAGGTATTAGTAACGGGTAGCGAAGGATTTGTCGCGAAACATTTGTGCGATTTACTAGAGAAGCAGGGGCATAAAGTGTACGGCTTTGATTTAAAAAAAGGGGGTGATATTCGTGATTACGATGCAGTGCGTCGTGCTATCGACACTGTCCGTCCTGACTATATATACCATCTTGCAGCCCTGACGTATGTGCCAGAATCATTCATTGACCCGTATAGGGCGTTAGAAATCAACGCAGTAGGTTCACTTAACATCTTAGAAGCAGTCCGTAAGCTAGGGCTAAAGACCAAGATTCACTTAGCTGGAACCAGTGAGGAGTATAGCCACAGCCCGGATGTTGAAGGTAAAGTAACCGAGAAAGCACCGCTATCTCCTAGTTCACCTTACGCAGTGGGGAAGGTAGCAATGGACTATATGGCGCAAGCATACATTCGAGCCTATAACATGCATATCGTTATTACGCGTGCGTTCAACCACACCGCACCAGAGCGTGGTGAAGAGTTTGCGGAATCAGCCTTCGCTAAGCAGATTGCAGAAATTGAAAAAGGACGACGGGATGTGTTGCGTCACGGCAACCTGGAGTCAATTCGTAACTACACCGACGCTCGTGATATTGTCCGTGGCTACACCATGGCCATTGACCTTGAGCCAGGCGTATACAACCTCTGCTCTAACAATAACGTCAGTATGGAGCAAGTGCTTGATACGCTTATCCGTTTGGCAAAAGTACCAATCAAAA